CCTGCTGGAATGTTATCTGCTCCAAGAGAGGAAAGATTAATAGTTCCAGCTGCATTGGTAATAACAATGTAGTTACCTGTTGCATTGTTAATGTCAGTAGTAGCTGCCGCAGCAATATTGGCACTTTGATCTTCCCAAAGAAGTCGTCCTACTAATTGAATAATTTGAGAAGTTTGGAGATGGGTAGTTGAAAGAATAAGTTTATCAACTCCACCTACTGCAAAACTCCAAGAGTCTGCAGCAGCACGATACCAACCAGTAGTAAGATCACCAGCGAAAGTGTAAGAAGGAGCGCCTACTGCACCAACTGGAGCTGTAAGTTGGTCAGAAAGAATTGTCCAATTTTTCCACTCAGCAGCAGTTCCAGCAGCATCCATTCCTAAGAGCTGCCCCGGACTCCCTATGAGTGCGGTCATTGGCAAGTAGCCAGGAGTTACACCTACTACTGCCCATACATTAACTGGCATTAGGGCTTCTCCCTAAAAACATTAAGAGTTGTCATCTTCCTGGCTCCTCAAGAGCGGCAGCACGGAAACGATTAAATTCAGAGGGTGTACCATCAGGGGCAGCATCATAGAGGATTCGATGAAGCCTAGCAGCAGCTTCTTCATATCCAATCATTCCCATAATTCTTCTCGCAGCTTCAATAGAAATAATTCCTGGATGTTCACGAGCTATCCAAGAATCATAAGAAGCAGAAGGACTAAGAACTGGATTTTTATAGTAGCCTACAATGAATCCACCATAAGCTGCTTGAAGTTTAATGTTGAGATTAGTACCTGCTACATATGCAACATTAACTTTCTCAATCAGATACTCATCAAAAATAGCATCCGGCTTGAGAAAGTCAAGGAAGAAAGATGCAGGTGTAGAACTAACAGTATCGTAAGGACGAATGTAAGCAAAATTACGATAGTTAGGGAAATAGGTAGGAATATCAAGTTGGAAAATCGCAGCAGAAGTTAGGAAGAGTTGAAGTTCTTCCATATCTTTTGGATAGAAGTCGCTGCGATGAGCGGAAAGAGTGGCCTGCCGAACTGCTAGCGCAGTTTCAGCTACCAAGTCCGATCTATTTGTAAGGGTGTAAACTTCGTTTACAGTATCATCAAATAGAGACACAGACCACTCTCCTTTGCTTACTTCTTAGTCGCGTTTACTACCGCTGCTTTCGCAGCTTCCAGCGCAGCCAATGTTGGCTTAGGCGTTGGTTCTACTTTCATTGGGACCGTTTCTGCAGGTCCAGTAATTCTTTTATCTCCATCAAATGCTTGAGTAGCACCTGAAATAAGTTCACTTTTAAGTTGCTTTTCTTCCATTGCTTGAATTGGTTCTCTAGTTGTATAAATCATGGAAGCTGGAACATTAGCAACTTTATCCAGTTCTGTTTGCACTTCAGTATCTTCAGTGGAAAAAGCACCACCAGCAAAATGAATCTCGCGAGCATCAGGCATGATGAAGCGAGCACCAGGAGTTCTGTGAAAATAGATTTTGGCAGTCATGGTTTTGAGTTCCAAAAAAATTCCCAGGGGTGATATGCCCCTGGGAGAGTTGGGAGGAGAGATTAACCAACAGCACCAGCAGTAAAGTTGTACAGAATGACGTTAGCAGCCGGGTTTTTAACAAGGCACGTAGTTTCAGTGGTGAGAGTACCTCCAATGGCATCAATGCCGTTATCAACCTGTTGCCCACTTTGGTTGAATTCAGCATTCTCAGTCTTACGACCTTGCAGGTATGCCATGTTGAAAGTAGCCAGATCAACACCAATCCCCATCTTTGCCCAAGTTGAGGTCGCGCCGAAAGCATTAAAGAGCGGATGCTCAATAATGTTAAAAGTACCGCGCGGAGTCTTAATGGTGTCAAATTGCAGACCCCACTCAGTCTCATTACCTTGGATAAAGTAGGTGCTATTCAGACGGCAAATAGCATGGATGACGCGCCGGGCAGTTCCACCTACGAAAAACGCTCGCATATTAGGAACTTTAGGGTCAGTCATCTGATTGAACGCTGGATCAAGTGCAGCTTCCAGTTGAGTCCAAGTAGTTGTGGCACCAAGAGTCGTAATGTTTCCAGCAGCGTTCTGAGTAATAACGCTAATCAGACCATCCATAGTATGGAAGGGCTGACCATTGCGAGAACCAAGAAACTTCTGTCCAAAGAACAGAGCTTTCTCAATGTCCGCGGCATGGAAAGCAGCACAATCCTGGCGCGACTCAGCAGTATTACCAGCGCCAGCAATAGTTGCAGTAGCACTATTGGTTTTAGAAAGTGCCCAAGTATTACGGAAAATCTGCGTGTAGTTAGTAATTCTATTGGGGACAATCACCATGCTTTGTGGGCGCAGCGATGCTTCCTCAAACGCATTACCAACCATCCACAGGTTAACAGCAGCACCAATAGCAACTGCAGCTACAGTACCAACAGCGCGTTGCACGCTGACTTGAGTAGTGCTATTAACAGAAGTGACAAGAACGTTCTCATTAGTAGTATCTACACGCATAATCATGCCAGGAAGTACATTGGCAGTAGAAACTACATCAAGAACGGTGTCACCAATTGCAGCACCACCGCCTCCCATTACCATAGATGGGAAGATCATGGTTTTTGAGAAATACCCATGCTCAAACTGGTAAGCAGTTTCTTCTTTGAGTAGGGCAGTAAGACCAAATAGCGGAGCTGTACCATTAGGCATCAGCCGCGTAATCATTGCGGCAAATGACTTCTGTGCCAGATCCTGCGTAATTTGGCTAGTATTGAATACGCCAGTTACGGTAGGCATCTAAGAATCTCCTAAAAAGAACAAAAAGCAAAAACTTACGTCGTAAGACCAAGAACACCGATACTGTCGATACGCAGACGCGGAGCAAAAGTCACAGCGATGTTATCAGCGGAAGCAGTGCTGTTCACATCAACCGTGCAAGTGCCAGCGTCCGGCGCAACGCCCACGACCAGAGCAGAAGCACCAATACCAGTTCCAGTAACTGCCATTCCCGGCATAATCTTCGCCAGGTCTGCGGCAGAAATATTGGAAAGAATCTTATTACCGCTGGTAGTAGTAACTCCTGGGAGCGTAACAGTCGGCTTTGTTGCAAGCAGCGTAAGGAAGAAGATTCTAGTTACACTAGCAGCAACTGCAGTAACTGTACCTGATCCTGCTACCATTCCAGATCCCAGAGTAATAGTTGCAGCATAAGCGATGGTATTCTGGAAAATAAAGCGAAGGCAATCTCCAACTTGCGGAGCAGCTCCACTTGCTAGAAGTGCTGAAATGATAGAATCAGTGGTAGGAAGCACATCAGTATAAATTGCACCACCACCATTACTACGAATTAGCCAACCAGAAAGAAGTTCATTGGCTGTAAGAGTTGTACCAGCAGCAGTAGCATTATAAGCTGGACTGAGTTGCTCCATAAGGGGCATCCCAGGACCAGCTTTAGTTGCTAGACCGCCAGCATATACTTGCGGACGTACTTGCATAACTATACTCCTAAAATGTTAAAGGTCACTGTTCGAGAAACTTCGTCCAGTCCATTGCCTCGGAACTATCACCTTTCGCGGGCGGTGCACCAGCTTTAGTAAAACTTTCACTAAGCACACCAAAGTAGTTTTCTGCCTGCTTAGTAACTTCCGAAGGACTGAGTTGTGGATTTTTAGCTGCAATCGTCGCTTTGATTGCTTCTACTAACGGCTGTGCAGCAGGGTGTTTGAGTGCAGGATTTTCAGGTGAGGTGTAGCCAAGTTGCATATTTCTGAACTTGCTGTCCAGAGTGGCATTAAGTCTGCCATTGTTTTTGCTAATGGCTTGCTCAAGGATTCCTGAAAGTACCTGAGCAGAGGCAACAAAGCTAGATTGAGCTGCGGAGTTGATAACTTGCATAAGAGCATTCGCGTCACCACTAAGTGCTTTTTGTGCAAGTTCAGGATTTACTGCTTTGGCGAAATTCATTTTAGTTGCAGCTTCGCCAAATTTCTTAGGATCAAAGTTTAGCAGAGGATCAGCAAAAGGATCTGCGGGCGCTTTTTTCCTATCATCTTCCGTAATTGTAAACATATCCTTGAAAGTATCAAGGGGGTTTACAGGTGGATCTTCTGCTGGTTTCGGAGCAGGAAGAGGATTAGAAGGATCAGTGCCTGCGCCGGCTCCAGGATTAGCAACGTCCATTGGTTTTGCCGGAGCAGCAGGTGCAGCAGCAGGCGGAGAAGATTTGAAGATGTTAGCGATATTAAAACCAGAACTACCTGGGGTGCTCATGATGTTTGCTCCTTAGCATTTGCGAGAGTTACGGTTTCTGCCAGGTAAAGAAGTTGCTCGAAAGCTTCTTTCATTCCTGTCAGTTCAGCTTCTTGCTGCATATACTTAGCATTAGCTTCCATAAGAGTATCTTCCTTAAGATCAATCTTAAGATTTACTTTGGAAGCAAGTGCATCAGCAGCTAAAGTTTGAAATAGCATAAGATTTAACTCTGTGAAGCGTGTTGCTGCATAATACTCTTCAGGAGTAAATTCATACGCTGTTAGATGCGTTGGGCGGGGTTTGGGCATTTGGTGGGTTTTGTACCTGCTGAATTTGTTTAAGGACTTCTTGTTTCTGTTCTGGGGTGCGCCGGAAGTCCTCAAACCATTGCGCGCCTTGCACTTTACACCAGTAAGAAAATGCACCAATCATGTCAAATTCAGCCTGCATGAGTGGTGACGTTTGTAGTGTTTGCATAAATACTTGGAGAAGATCAGTATTAAGAAGTTTGTCTGTTGGCATTAAGCCGTCTGAAAGTTTGAATTGGAGCGAAACATTTCTGAGTTCTTCTGGTTTAATTTCTACTGCTTGCTGCGCTGACAAGTTATAGTATTCAGTATTACCTTGATATTGAAGAATGTTAAGTTTGATGATTTCTTTAAGCGGAACCATGAACTGATGTTCAACCATGATGGCACCAAGTTGCTGGCGCGAATTGCTGTTCCCCATTGTAGTTTGAAACTCATATCTGGTCTTATTTCCTTTTTGGAATTGACCACGATCTACACGGTTTTGACCATTAGCAATATCTGCCATAGTTGAAACAGTCTCTGCCATTTGAAGGGTAGATGCTACACCTTCATCTCGATATGGAATTTGATAAACTGCTTCTTGGATGTTCTTTCCATAAGCAGTTTGACGTACAGGAATTCTAGCAACAGAAGTTACTTTATCAATATCTTCTTTGCGAATTCTCATTGAATCGTAAATTAAACGATCATAAACTTTACGTCTTTGACTTTCAATTGCAGAGTTCCAGAGAGCTGTACTCATATTCTGGAAAGGAATAGCATTGTCTAAAAAAGACTTAGTTTGATAGTCAAGACCATCCTCATTAGGTTGAATCATGAGAATGGGAAGCAAGTTATGAGCGTTAGTTTGGCGCTCAACAAAGATTAGGATGCGCCGGTTGACTATGATAAATTTCCAGATTTGAGGCTGATTACGTTTGGGAATGGCAATACGAAAATCTTGGGGGATGATGCGACCATACAAAGTAGTTACTTCATAGATATTATTGTAGGCAATTCCACCAGCTCCCCGATGATCTGCCATCGCCCAAGAGAGCCAATTAGTAGTAGGGAAGGAAGTGCTCTGAGCATTAAGGAAGGAGAGTTCATTTACTTGTGGAATGTAGTACCATGAATCATTTCCATTAATTGTCATGGAAGGAACACCACTCTCAAATGCTTCCTTCGCATTCATAGTAAATTCAGTATTGAGATCCAAGAAAAGTTGCTTGAGTTTAATTCTACTCATGATCTCTGTATAACCTGCAAATTCTCCATCAATATGCAGACGAGAAGGAGCAATTCTCTTATCCCAAATAGTATTATAAAGGTCTAAACGCTTAAGACAATTTCCTTCATAGTAGAGATCAGTAGAAGGAGTTCCTTGTTTAAGATTCGCTGCAGGATCATTAAGAATTGATGTTATTCTGTTGCGTTTCCAACTTACTTCCATTGCTCCTAAGTTGTATTTAAGACCATCACGCAAAAGCATTGTGAGTTCTTTAATCCAACCATAGTAAAGACTGTTGTCAGCAATGATGGTTTCTAACTGGAGGGCTTGATCTACAGTTTTTGGATTAGCAGCAACACCAAAGATAGGATAACCAGTAAGAAAGACAGCAGCAAGATAGGCAAGAGCAGATTCCACCTGTGGAAGAATGATTGGAATCTGCATATTTTGCAATTTGAAAGGATCGCCCGCAGCATTAGATGTTTTTGCACGCTGATTTTCCAAAGAGTAGTCCAATTCACGTTGATACAATTTATCTCGCAGTAAAAACTGCTGACGCATATTCCAAAGTGTAGAAAGACTATCTACACAATTCTGCGTATATTTAACAACAGCTTCTTGTTGCGATTTTTCTAATTTAATTGCAGTGTTTGGGGCTACCATTTGGAAAATTCCTTAAAAAGCAAGTTGAGCTGCTATTTCTTCGTCAGTAGCAGCAAGAGGAACCATATCCATACTGGGAATTCCAGCATTATCAAGAAGTTCCATGTGAGATCCATAGAGTTCAATGGTTTTGAAACACCAAGCTAGTAAATCTAAGAGATCATCTACATTGGAGATGCGTAAAGGGTTCCAATGTACTATTTGATTTACTACTTTAGAGCGAACATCAGGATGAAGTACAATTTCACCCTTCAAAAGTTGGGGTAACATCTCTTTAATCTTTGCATTCTTACTCATATTACCTGCATTAAGCTCACAAAATTCAATACCAGCAATATCAAGTTGCTGGCAAACATGCTCAAACCAGAAAATAAGAGTAAATTGGTAAGCATTGGACTCTACAGCAATTACTTTAATGCCAGCAGTGAGTGCCATTTTTAGAGCATTGTGAATTGTCTCTAAAGGTGTCATTACTGATGCTTGGACGCGCCGCAACACTGGAACTTCGTCAAAAATAAGGAACTCACCAATAGCAGTATCGTTGGAAGATTTCTTAAGTGAGGCTGGATCAATGATAATGAAACCACCTTGAGGTTCAATAGCATCCAAATGAGTTGGATAGGGCGGAATTTTAGAAACATCAACACCAGAAATTGTTCCTGCTTCCTCATCATTAAGAACTTCTGAGTAGAAAATTTCTGGATGCCCCATTGCTATGTCATTTTCAAGCTCAGAAAGTAAATCTTCTACTGGACGTAGTTCTTCCCAAAGACTTTTACCATCAGCAAGGATACCACCACAAATGAAAGAGATCCATTTTGGATTGTATTTTAGTTTTTTAAGAATGGATCCATTAAAAGGATAGAGGTTTCCAACAAAAACAGCTAAACAATGCTCATAGTTTCTTGCTTTTAAGAGAGTTCCCATCATCCAAACAAGTTGCTTATCTGCAATTGTTGGATTTTCTGCATCTTCTCGACTTTGCATATCATCCATAATCATTAAATCTGGACGACGAAACTTTAGGTTAAGGCCGCGCAAGGAAGTACCAACTCCCACACCTGCAATAATGATGTCACGTCCGCGAAATGCAAACTTCTTAAGACTCTGAGTACCCTTTTCTAGCCCCAAGTTCCAATCACCAAAGAGCATTTTGATATTTCCAGAGTTCAAAATATCACAAACGTCAGCAATGAAGTTCATTGCAAGCTGTTCAGTGTTGCAAACTATGAGGATGAAACTCTTCTCAGTGAAGAGGATACAGTAAACACAATAGATTTTAAGGAAGAAAGTTTTAGCGAAGCCGCGCGGCAAGCCAATTGCTAACTGCAATAATCCTTTAGGTTCATGAACACTGGTAACTATTAAGTTCCAAATAGCTAAGAAGATAGGAGGAAAGAAAAATCGAAATACATCAGGAACACAAAGTCCTGCAAAGAAGTTCAGATCATTCTTGCAGGCGTTAATTGCCTGCTCTCTATCGTAACCTACTTCAGACGACTTCATGTACTGGAAGTGTATCGAGTTTGGCGAGAGAATCTAGGCGCTCTTTAGCTCTAGAAGTATCTTTTTCTAAAAGCTTCTCAGCAACTACAGAAGCAGGCATCGTAGCAATAGTTCTTCCTTCAACTTCTACTACTTGTCCTTGAGCATTAGCTACAAACTTAGAAGCTACAACTGCTGGAATGAGCAGAGGAACAATAGTCATAGAAGTAGCAGTAGCAGCTTCCTGCGGTGTGCTGCGCCGTTTGGCAGCATTTACCACCTGTAAAGCACGCAAAAGTTCCATTGGACGAGTAAAGCCCATTGGTAAAATATCTTCAAGTCTCTGAAGAAGTCCATCTTCCAAACCATCCCAGCGTTTATCACGCTCAATAGTTTCAGAAAGATTTCTAAGTTTTAATTCTTGAACTTCTTTAGAAAACTCAGCATCACTGAGAAGTTGTGAGATGTAACTTTCCGAAACGCCAACTGCGGAAGCTACAATTACTGGCTTTAGATTCATGCCAAGAAGTTCTTTAACTTTCTCTTTCACGGGGCAGCCCTCTGCAAAACTAGGAAAGATGCTCCCATTGTCTCCTGAACATTGGAAAGTACCAAGTGGGTAAGGTTCAAGGATAAAAAGTTTAGAAAATTTAGAAGATGCCTAAGTAGGACTTGCAGCTTTCAGCGCCAAAAAAGGCTTCTCCCCCCTAGCATCGCGATGGTTTTTCGTCGTGAGGAGCGAAGCGACGAACCAAGCGAGCGAAGCGAGCGTCTTGTCCGAGCGAAGCGAGGCTCGATTGTTTTTCATGATGGAGATGACACTAATGTACTGATGCCTTGAACGGAGAGATCGGTTCTGCCGCTGGAAATTGTGCAGCGCAGCAAAGTCTGCAAGCTGGAATGCCTGCAAACCCTGCCGCGCGCGCACTTTCTTTTGCCCTACTTTCCTAGCAGGACATACTTAGTTGCTTCGAGGGACCAACCACGTCGTTTAAGGTATCTCGCGGCGGTTGCAATTCCCAAACTTCTGGCAATGATACGCGCCCGCTTGATGTGGTCTGCGTTGATGCGCCCGAGTTTCCTTGTATGCTCGTCTACGATTTCTGAAGCATACCGATAAATCGGGCTGATAAGGCGCTCGCTGTTAGAGGTCATCTGCGTTTACCTTATCGCGGCTCAGGACTTCCAGCTTTTGCAGAATGCGCTTGCAAAGTTCGTTCTCTGTGTCCGCCGGGTTGACGTAACTAATCATCTTTACTGCCAGCGTTTGCGGGATGCCCGGATTGTTAGTTGCCAAGCTGCAAAAGACTTTGCGAAGTTTGGCGGCCTTCTCCTCTGCACTCTTGCTGTCTTGCGCCGTGTAGCGCGCAAGTGCATCGGCGGCAGTCTTGCTGGCATCGTACCATTCGGCAATCATGTCACCATTCAGCCGCTGCGACGTTGCAGCCTGTTGCATGGCGTTGACCACTGCCTCGAAACTTAGCAGATCGGTCGGAATGGTTGTGGCGTTTTGATTCTCAACGAACCACGCGAGGAAAATTGATTTCGCATGATCCGTGAGCAGCGCCATGATTGCATCCTTCCAGACTTGCTGCGGTTCGCAGTCGTCGCCAGCATCCACGTTATAGGCGCGAATGGTGGGGAAAGCTGGAACAATCACTGAGCGGCTTTTGTCGCTTTCCTCTACCGGATTCTTTGCCGTGCTTTTCCGATTGAATGTGATGCACTGAAAACCAGACGGTACTTTGTCGGGCGCATCAGTAAGCACGGTATAGGCATTGCTTGCGGTTTCCATCTGAACGTCCTTTCTAGGTGGTAGTGGGGGAATGTGTGGGTTAGATGCTACTTTCCCACTGGCAGAGGATTTGCTTTTATACCGCCCCAAGGGTCCCCGGCTCCATGTACCGGATCAAACCTGCGGTTGCTGCGTCCTACTCCCATTGGACCACAAAGTTTCCCGCAAGGTTCCCAAGTTTGCAAACTAAATTGTAACAGTTTGTAACAGCGAATGTGTGTGAGCACTCACACTGAATGCGAATTAGAATCATTCTCATTAGGATCTTGGGAAGTGAGCACTTACTAACTTTTTGCAGACATTGGGAACCTGGGAGTAGAAAGAATGATAAACAACATGGTAGATAGTAGAAAGAAGATGGACAAGCTAGATTTGTGTGGAAATGTTTACCTTTGTGTGGCTTGTTCCTCTTGTTCCTCTTGTGTCTTTGTGCCTGCACCCTCCGCCCCTCTCCCACCGCACCCCCTAGCAGACTTTCTATCCTACCCTTTCTAAGTCTGCACACTCCCCCTCTTTGAATAATTAATTAATTATTATTTTTCTTTTCTTTTCTTAAAGAACCCCCTAAAAAGTATGTCAACGGTAGACGGTAGAAACTAACAGAGTAAAGGTTCTAAGTTTGCGAGAGGGTCAGCGGCAGAAGGGGCGCCGGGCGCGGCACAAGGACACAACGCACACAAGATGCACAACAGGAACAAGGGTAAACATTCTCACAAGAATCTATTAGGCATTCATGGAAAGTCTGCAAAAAGTTGCAGGAACTTTTGGCCCGCCCCGCCGTCTAACCCTTGTGGTATAATGTGAAGTGGCGCACATTTTCCAGCCACCAGAATTTCTAAAGAGAAGGGAAAACTCATGGCAGTTACTCTCACCTATCAGCAAATGGAACAAATCAAAACCAAACTTCAGTCTTTGATTGAAGCTCACAACGAAGGTATGATAATGGATCATGAGCTTAGGGATGGTGCAATTCTTGCAGTTGCACACATTCCAACAACTCCTATTGGCGCTATTGATAACAATACTGGTCTGCGCCGTACCAAATAACTAGTTTCTAGAAAGGAAACTTTGTGGCATTCAACATTCCTCTAATTTGCTCCCGTAGCGGGCTGAGGATTGGTAACTTCATTCCAAACACAGGACTCTATGGTAAAACGAGTGCTGAAGGAATGAGTCCTTATGTGAAGGGTTGGAAAGAAACTACCTTCATGCATCCAATCTTCAGTATCTCCCTTTCTGCTCTCTACCATCGCGCCGAATCAATGTATCTTCTGGAAAAGCGTGGCAAACAACAATATCCTGCACTTCAGAAACAGCTCATGTTTCTGGCTCTTCTTCACGCTTCAGATTGTATCATTCAAACAGTACCATGCCTTCCAAGTGAGAAAACAGCAAACAGCTATTTTCCAAACTTGCTGGAGTTAATTGCTAGGAAGAAAGATTCTACCAGACTTCAGCTTCCAAAGCTGCATATTTGGTATGGCGCCGCTGGTGAAATGGCAAAAGATCCATTCTCCCAAATTTCAGTTTGGCTCTCTGCCTGCACTGAAGTGATGGAAGAATATGAGCATACCATCAGGACGCGCCAGAAGGTTGCAAAGCAGCAAGCAGCAGCACTAGCGTTGAAGAACATCAAAAGAAACTTGTATGAGGATCTGTCCATCAGAAAACTCTGGTCTTGGGTATCTACTCAGATTCCAGAGTTTGAACAAAACCAGTGGCCAGAAATGCGTGATCTTTTCTTTGCCAGCGAAAAGAATATCAGTGTCTGGACTATTGGCGAGATGGAAGATTTGGAAAACATCCTTCTCACCTATTGTGAAACTGGCAACAGCGTATCTCACGAAGTGTTCAAGAGAATGAATCAGCTCAAGACTTGGCTGACCATTTACAATGATACTTTTGAGATTCTGATTGAAGATTTCCACCCAGAATTACGCGGCACTCCCGCCCCGGAACCTAAAAACTTCCAGAATCGCAGCTCTTATCTTATTGCCGAAGCTAAATGGAAATTGGCAAACAAGGAAAAGGGTGAAACCGTAGTTGCTGCTCCCAAGAAACGCAGCAGCAAGATTACAAGTGAGGATCTATGAAACCAAAAGATCGAATCATGAATCCTATGATTTCTCCAATATTGCTTCCACACTGGCGTAGATTGCCACAGGATGCACAGGAAGCTTTGGTGTATGGAAAATTGCGTAGATTGGTTAGAGATAATCCAAGCACTGGATTTACTTTTGATTATGCCATGATGTGCTTGGAATTAACTGAGCGCGATTTTGATTTGCTAACTAAAGCAATCAAAAAACTCCATGCAACCAATCAAATTGAATACAATAATCGTAAAACTGTTTTCTCTTGGAAAAGTTGAAACCAATGGACAAAAGATTGCTGGAACTAATCGAGTCAGCAAAGGCTAAAGTTGCTACTCCTTCAGTCCACCTAAAACTTCCTGCTGATTCTTTCGAGTGGAATCCGCAGCAAGCTGACGCTATTGAACGTGCTGTTAAGGGTGGAAGTTTCAATTTGATCGGGGCAGCAGGCACCGGCAAAACTACTACAGAAAAGGAAATTACCAGGCGTCTAATTGTAGATGCTAAAGTGCCTCCCATTGATATGAGCACAAAATATCTGGAGCATGGTCGCCCCGGCATAGTTATTACTTCCTTCACTCGCCGCGCAGTCAGGAATTCCAGAAAGGTAGTTGTTGATGAGCTGAAACCTCATTGCATCACACTTCATAAGCTGCTCGAATTTGAGCCGATGTATTATGATGTGATGGATCCAGAAACGCAGAAGATGAAAACTACCATGCGTTTCGAGCCACAACGCAACAGACTGCGGAAACTACCAAACACCTTAAAGACCATCATTATTGATGAGTCTCCAATGGTAAGCGTTGCCCTTTTCAAGATGCTGGTTGACGCCCTACCAAATCCAAATGTAGTGCAGTTTATTTTTGTTGGAGACTTGCATCAATTACCACCAGTTTATGGTCAAGCAATTCTTGGTTTCAAACTTCTTGAGCTTCCTACTGTAGAGTTAACCCACATTTACAGACAAGCGCAAGAGTCTCCAATCATTGCACTGGCTCACAAGGTTAAGAATGGTGAAGATGTACCAGTAGCAATGAAATCCACAATGGAAACTGCTCAAGGCAAAGTAACTATCCATCCGTGGAAAAAGCCAATCTCTGATTTTGATGGGCAGCATACTGCTGGACTCTTTCTAAAGCAGCTCATTGAATCTAATAACTTCAATGAGGAAGAAGATATTGTCCTCTGTCCTCAAGAGAAAGTTTCCAACAGACAGTTTGGAACCAATGAATTCAACAGGAGAATTGCTCAGTCTCTTGGGGAGAAACGCAAAGCTATTGTCTGGGAAATCATTGCAGGTTTCCAACGTCATTACTATGCAGTTGGCGACCGAGTAATGGTAGGTAGAGAAGATGGAGTCATCACAGAAATTAAGAAGAATGCTCGCTATTGGTCAACTAAAAGAGCGCGGCCACCCTCAGAGTTTCTGGATCGCTGGGGCAACTATGGTCAGAAACCAACAGCAACAGATGACGATGATGATTTTGATGCTGATGCTTTCCTTGATGCCTTCACTCTTGAAGGTGATGAAAAGGATGAAGAAAGAAAGAATGAAGCCAGTCATACAATCACTGTTCAACTTCTGGATACTGGAGCAACTGAAGTAGTTTCTACTGCTGGTGAAATCAATGCCATGCAGTTTGCTTATGCCCTCACAGTCCATAAGTCTCAAGGTTCAGAATGGGACAGAGTTTTCTTCCTCACACATCAGTCGCACGTTACGATGTGGAGCAGAGAACTTCTCTACACCGCAATCACTAGAGCAAAGAAAGAACTCTACATGATTGTGGAGCCAGATAGAAAGACTCCTGGCACACTTACTAAAGCTGCACGCAGTCCACGAATCAAAGGAGATACACTAGCGGAGAAAGCAGAATACTTCAAAGGCAAACAAGAAGAGTATGAAGAACAGATGGCAGCAGGTTCAGGGTTGCCGCAAGGCAAGGCTACTCCGGGGCAGTACAAAGGAATGATTCTTCCTAAGTCTGCACCAGCGCCGGAACCTGTGAAACTCGTAAAGCTGGAAACTCTGGTGTCTGAAGCATTCAAAGCTGAAGCCATCACCAGACTTCAACATCGCTGGATTAATGCTAAAGGAATCTGGGGAGCCAAGATTGGTGACTGTCCTACTCTAGCATTCGATCTTCAACGTGCTAAAATTATTGGTCTTGCTTGCTTAGGAGATGGAATCATCAGACTTAATCCTCTCTGGTGCATTCTTGCAGAAGAAGAACCATACATTAAAAAGGAGATGTTAGAAGATACCATAGATCATGAGATGGCACACTTCATTGCTCATCGTTTCAGTGGAGACAAAGGACATAACACAGGCTGGACAATGGCAATGAAACTATTGGGCAGAGAAGCTAATGCTACTTGCGATACGCTGCCCGGATGGTGCGGTGCTTACGCTGATTTGCTTTCTAAAACTAAGAGCAAGTTAGCAGGTATTGCAGATTTCACTGAAGAAAAGGAGACAGAGACAGTATGAATACAGAAGATGCAATTCTCAATGGTTCCATGCCCCCGGAAGCAGAAACTCCCTTTGCTTGGGAAGAAGGAGATACT